CCAGTAGACGCCAGGTCTAGGGTAAATAATAATAAATTATTTAAAAGGGTTCATTTAGATTCACCTTTTAAAAAGAATGAAACCTTGTCTCACCTCATCTAGCGTATACCCAGATCCATGTATATACCACTTCTTTCAAAACTACCGTTTATTATATGAACCTTTGCCCAAACTGTTTCACAATGAGATGACTTTTTTTCAATTGTTCTAGGATATATAAAATATTACTGGTCTAGATGAAACAATTAGATCTAGTCCAGTATAATAACTATAAAACATTAAAAAAAAACAAAGATCATGAAACCACAAGGAAAAACAAGATTAACTAACCAAGAAAAACAAACTATACTTTCTCTGAGACTACAGAGATTTAGTATTCAACAAATTGCTGATATGACAGGCAGATCTACTATGTCAGTCAAAAGAGTAATTTACAATTTAAACTAAAAAAATAATTAATTTATGAAATCATTTGCTGAACAAAGAAAACAATATCACAATCGCACACTAACTGTTAGACCAGAACATAAAGGTGCAAAAGATGAATTACATATGGTAGAACGCAATATTCTAGCATTGTATTCACAAGTAACTAAAAATGGCGCTGAAGATGCAGTATACATGAGTAGAAGAGTTGCACAAGCAATTGGACTATATTTACCTGGAACTCAAAAAGCTGATGTAGCTCAATCTGAAGAGGTAATAGCATCTTTAATAAAAAGAGACTACCTAATGATGTATAAACTAGGAGACAAGATGATGATCAAATACCAAGTTAAAGCTGAACCAGTAGCTAAACAAGACTCATCTAACGGCATCAGTGGTTCGTCCAGTTTATTTGATATATAACATATGACACTACAGATACCAATATTTGCAGAACAATTAGAAGATGAAGGTTTACTAACTCTCGTAGCGTTCTGTACTAGAATAGCAGAACGCTACGGTTACCAAGAAACATATACTATGCACATAGATGATGTGATACGTATCTGTAATAAAAGAAAGGATGGTGTAGCAGCGTGGATTCAATCTAACCCTATAGTTAATGAGTGGTTAGATGTTGGTCATCTGTATGATAATGTGTTAATCTTCCATTGGCGAAGACAACCACCTAAACATAAATATGGTAAAGCTAGTAGAAATACCAATTTAATAGAAAAGGAATTAAAAGACTCTAGACAACAATTGATATGGGCATACATATTAGGGTGTTTAAATAACAATGTCCTGTTAGATGAAGGTGAAGATAGAGAATGGTTACGTAACACATTTGGTCAAAAGTCTTTTAATTTTACTAGAGAGACTATAGGTTATATTAAAAAAGCTGATAGACAGTGTGAATGAACAGGCGAAACCAAATATTAGGTCTTTATTTTAGTGATGATGACGATTTGCGACAAGAGTATAGAAACCTAATGTTGGAAAAGTATTTAGAAGAAGCTGAATATGATTTTGATGAAGCATTAGCATTACTTCGTTTTAGATTAGAATTAGCCACTAAACAAGAAGCATATGAAGAGTGTGCTATAATAATAGATATATTAGAAGAATTTGAATAACTTTTTAGAACATAACTACGAAGAGATAATGCTAATGTCAAAAAAGATTTGTAAATCAAATCAAGGATGGGAAGACTTGGCACATTTTTGTATTATTAAATTTCATGAACATGAAAGATATGAAGAGTTAACTCAAGCTGGACAAGGTATGAAGTTTTTATCTGGTATGATGTACAGATCATTCTGGTCTAACACTAGTCAATTCTATACAGAATACAGACAGAAAGGTAGAATGGAACCATGTGCGATCATCTATGATGATGCATTAGGTGAAATGAACGAGTACGATATGGACAAAGATATAACTATTGAAGCTATACTTGGTGTTATTGAAGATATGAAACACACATGTGGTGAAGGTGGTAACAGAGATAAAAAGTTATGGGAAATGGCTATACTATTAGAACAATGGTTAGAGACACCAAACTTTTCAGAACTGTCACGTAAAACTAAAGTACCAAGAATTAGTATAGCAAACTCTGTAAATGGTGCAATAGATTATATAAAACAAGTACTAAAAAATAATAATATAGATTATGATCCTAATTAAAATACTAGGTTTAGCAATGGTTGGTCATATGGCAGCAGAGGTGTTTAGCCAATTCGATAGACTACCATCTAAACCACTAAAATGTAATATGTGCCTGACGTTCTGGTTGAGTTTAATACCATTTGTTATAGAATATGGTTGGACTGGAGTTGGAGCAGCAGGGTGCGCATCCCTCACATCAGAACTAATATACAAAACATTAACTAGATTATGAAAATAAAACCATTACAAGACCATCAAATGGATTGGGTAACTAAAAACCAAACCATATTTAGAGTTTCAATTAGATTAACAGAAGACCAGTTAATGAATCTATTTAATATTTACAACTCTATAACTGGCGAAAACAAAAGGGTCACTACTTGTGGAAGATGTTTAGAAGGTGTCAAGAAACAAGTATTTGGTCAATACCTAAAACAAATGTCAAACATATGAAAGAATTTAAAGTATACGAAACTTCCACTGGTAAATACTCTCTAAAAGAGAATGCTAATGGACCAAAAGCCACAATCAAGGCAAAAACATTAACGATAGCAAAATCGGTAATTAAACAACTAAATATAATACTAAAAGAAGATGGGCTCATTTAAAGGAGGAGACGAAAACATTAATCGTAATGGTAGACCAAAAGGTGTACCAAACAAAAACACTAAAGAGATTAGACAAGCATACCAAAATCTAGTAGAAATGAATCTAGATAGAATGTCACTCTGGATCTCACAGATTGCATCAGAGGATCCTGCAAAAGCTATGGATACAATGATTAAACTATCAGAATATATCATCCCTAAATTAGCGAGGACTGAAGTAACTGGTCAAGACGGTGATGATCTCTTTAAAAATATAGCATTTAAATTTGGTCCTGATGTTAATGACCAAGAGAAAAGAGAAGACTAATGCAATATCAAGGATTTACTCCACATCCTAAACAAAGGGAAATGGTTCAGTCTATTATTGAGAGTGAATCAAAATTTCATGTCGCATGTGTAGGTAGACAGTTTGGTAAATCACTAATGGCTATTAATCTCTCTCTATATTGGATGATCAATGATGGTCCATGTCGAGTACTTTGGATTTCACCAACCTATTCACAAACTAGTAAAGTACAAAAAGAAATAATGAGTGCTATAGGTGAATCAGGTCTTGTTAAATCTTGTAACTATTCAGAAAACAATATTACTCTCAAGAATGGATCAGAAATTATATTTCGTTCAGCAGAGAAGTATGATAACATTAGAGGTTTAACTATAGAATATGGTGTATTAGATGAGTGTGCATTTATGAAAGAGGATGCATGGCGAGAGGCTATTAGACCAGTCTTTATGGTTAAAGGTAAAAAGGTTCTATTCATCTCTACACCTAAAGGTAAAAACTGGTTCCATGAACTGTTTCAGTTAGCGAGGTCATACGATCACTCTAATTACGTAGCGTACACTGGTTCATCATACGATACACCATACATCTCACCTGAAGAGATCGAAGATGCTAAACGCACACTACCAGACAATGTATTTCAACAAGAATACCTCGCTAAATTTATAGATAGTGGAGGTGAAGTCTTTTCAAACCTAGAAAAAAACCTGTTTACTAGTTATACACCACCACAAGGTAGAGTCTACTGTGGAATAGATTTAGGTAAACAAGAAGATTTCACATGTGCCGTATTTATCGATTCTACTGGTAAAGTAGTAGACATCTACAGAGCGAACGCCCAAGAGTGGACTACAATGACACAAGAGATACTAACTAGAATTAGAAAGTGGAATGCAACTACTATGGTAGAAGTTAACTCTATTGGTGATGTTATATTCGAACAGATCAAGAAGGAGTGGCAAGACACACATCCATTTGTAACCACATCAAAATCAAAGAATGAGATTGTCGAAGGACTGATACTTGATATGAATGAAACTAATGTAATGATACCAAATAAACAGCTGTTCCCGTATCTTCTGAGTGAACTTGAAGTATTTACATATGAATATAACCCAAAAACTAGATCTATCAGGTATGGACACCCCACAGGTCTCCATGATGATACTGTAATTAGTCTCGCGATAGCAAACTACAATCGTAAACAAAACAAACATGTGGGTCAATACGCCTACATAGGAAAGAGATAAATCTAATTTACTGACAATTATATTTAATAATATGGAAATTATAGTTAACAAACAAGTCTATAAATTTGAAGATCGTTTAACCATCGAACAATGGCAAGCGGTAATGCAATATGACTTTATGATTCCTATGAATTGGCCTACTATTATCAACAAAGTAACTGGTGTGCCACTCAAACTTCTAATTAAAGGAAGTCAAGATACACTCGAACTGGGTGCAGCTATCATAGTACAAATGTGTAACGCTCGCCAAGAAACCAAGATAACACCAATGGATAAACTATCTTTTGGTGAATTTATAGATCTTGATAGTTGGATAGCGATGGGTACTCAGAACCACCTCAAAGATATGGGTGGAATACTAGCACCTAATAGTAAATATGCAGATGAAGTACTATGGGCAATTGAACAGTGGTCTAATTACAGAATGTGGATCTTTAGACAATACGCTGGTCTATTTGATTTAGATGAACAAGACGAGACTGAACCAGATCCAGATGTAATGCCAGATCCTACTAGTGTTGCACGAAACTGGTATAAAATTATAGTAGACCTAGCGAATGATGATGTACTTCGATTAGATGACATCACAGAACTACCATTGATTAAAGCACTCAACTTTATGGCACTCAGAAAAGAAAAACAACTCGAAGAGAACATGAGGATAATGGAACAAAATGCAAAGTTAAAAACACCAAGATAGTATGTATACATATAAACAAATAGTAGATCTATTCAAATCAGCAGCACTGAATCACCTAATGATTCAAGACTTTGGTTATGGTCAATTGTCAGACATCAAGACTAGAAATGAAAGTCAAGACGGAGATCAAGAGGTTGATTATCCATATGCCTTTTTAAACCCTACAACACATCAGAGACAACAGAGTACAATCACATATCAGTTTAACCTGATTATGATGGACATGGCTCGCGATGAAGAGGGTGACAAGTATGATAACTTTCTAACTATCCAATCAGAGTGTCAACAATACATCGATGATATGGTGTCTGAGTTATGGAACACATCTACTAAACCAGATATTCAGTTAACTATGACATATACACCATTTGTAGAGAGATTCCAAGATGAGTTAGCAGGTATGACTGCTTCTATTTCTATCGTAGTACCAGTAACCATAAATAATTGTATCGCACCATATAACTAATGACACTCGACGAATTCGAAACAAGGATAGTAGACATGAGAGACGACATAGTCAATCTAACACCAATACTCACTGAGATTGGGAATGAGATGACTAGAGAGTTACAGAGTGCTGCGCCAACTGGAAAAACAGGTAACCTTCAATCTAGTATTAGATTAGAAGTACAACCTCAACAGTTTGCAGTTACTATGTTAGCATATGGTGTGTTTCAGAATTATGGAGTAGTTGGAGTAGATGGTGGTGATAGAGCTAAAAAGCCACGTGGTGGTCAACAGTCACCAGACTCTATATTCCCGGCGGGGAGTGGTGAAGGTGGTAGATACCAATTTGGTGTTAAACAACCTAAATACAGAGGTTGGGGTGCATACTACACAGGATTCAATAAAAACATTGGATGGTTTGATGTAGACACATTAACCCAACAAGTTACAACGAGATTACAACAACGAATAAATCAAGCATTTCAATAATTATGCCAGCAACAATAGTATTACAACAAACACCTAACGCAGTATTCGATATGGCGTATGGTCCAAACCCAATCACACTGACAGGTATTACCAGTAATGAGGACAAATATGTACTCAGAGTATTTGTTAATGGTTCAGCAACACCAACTGCGGACATTAGACAAACACCAAACAAGTATGGTAAAGCTATATTTGATTTACAGAATATACTACAGTCATATGTGTCACCACCAGATAAAGACATAGACTCACTAGGTTTAGGAGCTGGTGCTGCAAACTCAATGCGTAACACTTCATCATGTTTAATTACATATAATCTATCTATAGGTTATGAAGTAAATGGTGCAGTTACAATTATGCCAACTGGTTATGGTACATATCTCGCATACGGTGGTAGTAAACAATACTATGAGGTACCATTTAACACAGACTACTATCAATCAGCGGTCGCGGGTGATGCATCACCAACACCTTGTACAGTAGTAACTAGAACTGGTCATGCATTCACAGATGTTAAATGGTTAACAGGACCCGCAGACACTAATGATACTATTCAGTCATTATGTACAATCACACAGAACATCGCCACACGTAATGTATATCGAGATGATATGACTACAGTAACTTGGTTCCAAAAGTTAGAGAGACTGAACGGGGTGAACACCAAGGTTAGAGGTATAGAAGCATTTCTATTCTACTTTATGGATGCAGATGGTAATGTGATTGGTTCACCAGAAATAGTACCTAACACCACTTCATATGGAGGTGGACCTAACGGTAGTATTGGTGATGGTTTAGGTGTACCTAACAGTTTATCTGCTATCACAGTTGCGACAGGTCCATACAATACACCAGGTTCATTTCAAGTACCATTAACTTGTTCACACTACTATGTGATACCAGTTGCATATGACCCATGTTCAACAGCGACACCAAAGTTATTGCAAGAAGATCTATTACAAGCACAGAGATTTAACATATTAGATGAAAAGTGTAATGACTTTGAACACTTCCAATTCTCTTGGTACAATTCAGTTGGTTTCAAAGACTACTTTACATTTACTAAAAGAGTAGATCACTCATCGACTACTAATCGTAACAGATACCTAAAAGAAGCGGCGGATTACAACAGTCAATCATGGTCAGTAGACCAAGAGTCGAGAGGGTACACAACATACTCATCTAAAATCGAAGATATATACACTGTTACTTCAGACTTTATGAATGATGACGAAGCAGCACTACTTCAAACGATGTTCCAATCTTCTGAGGTTAAAGTTAGAATGGCAGATAAAGACACTAACCAATGGATACCAATCGATATACTTGGTTCGAGCTACGATCAAAAGACTAACAGAAAAGATAAACTATTTCAATACACAGTTAGATTTAAACTAGCGCATAATATAAAGTCACAAAGAGGATGATTCAACTAAAGATTTACCCAAACGTTCAGAAACTACGTAGTCAACAACTGTTTCTAGATCTGTATGATACGGAACCAATTAAACTGACACTGTCAATCGAAGACATCACTAACGCTGATGCTACTTCAGTGTTCTCTC